TGAGCGTTTCTGCCACCGCTTTGCGCTATAGATTGAAATAAAACCTCTTGACAGTACACCAGTATAGTTACAAATAGAGTAACATTAAATCCTAGCTCCACTAGCGTGAAAGCTAACTGATTATATAAAGGAATTATAGACGAAGGTTTTTCTTCTAATATCCTATTTAGTACGTTACCGAGTAAATCGACGTATAATTTTTTATAAGCCTTTCTCTTAGCACTTATTTCTATTTCTCCTTGCGTTTGCTCATACGCGTTAAGAGCTTGATCTACCACGAAAGAAAGATTTGAAGCGATGGCGTTCGCTTGTTGTTGAGTTAATGCAGTTAGCATATCCGCACGCTTTTTTTAAACTTTAAACTTTAAGTTTAAAGCTTTGTAGCAAATTTGAAACTATGCCTTCTAAAATCTCTGTTACTATTATAAAAACAAAATCTGTTGACACAGTTTCTGACCTAAATAAAATGGCTGTACACTTAGAGCAGGTTTTAACTGAAAAAGAAGGAGTTGAGGTAAAGACTAGACAGTCAGTTACAGAGACCGTAATAAAATCTTCAGACTATATTGTTTTTATAGGTTGGGACACTTTAGGAATTTCTAATATTTTCTCTGCACTTCATACGCTTGAAAAAACAGAAGTAGAGGACGATAAAAAAATATTCTTGTTTGACGAGCCAGGAAGTAATTGCTGGGATGATTTAAATAGGTTACTCACGTTCGGCATGGATTTAGATAGAATAGACAGTAAACTTTTTACAAAAATTGAGCATTGTTGGAATTATCGTGATATAATGAGCTATATAGACCTAAAGTTAAGAAAGTCAGAAGCTAATGCAAACCCAGGAGATTCTAGCGCTGTGTAATATTGAAGAGTCTGCATTGGATAAAATTTTAGCGCATGATAAATGGAAGCTAGAACAACAACTTATTCACGACAAGTGGGTTGTTGAGTTTAATGCACATATCAAAAGTACCTCAAGACCTAAAATAATAACCACTCAAAATCTCTCTGAAGACGACGTGCTTATTAACGAACTAACTGGGTACGGAGAACTCGACGAGACGCATATCGGAAAGCTTTCAAAAACCCCGGTGTGGCAAGCATCAGAAAACAAAGCAATAGATATTTTTTACGAATGGAAAAAAGCTATTAAGGATATAGACGACCTGCCTAAAAAAGATCTTAGCGACTCTAGGACCAAAAAGCTTTTAACAACCTTTCTCTGGTCTAACTCTCTCGCGCAACGGAGTGTTCTTTGGCCAGATGGAAAAGACATGCATTATGTAGAGGCAGCAAAAAGAGAGATTAAACAAAAACTTCAGTCTTACGCGGATATAACTATTGTTAGATGCTATGAATCTTTTAAAAAGTTTTGGAAAGAAGTTAATGACGGAGACGAAGTTGAGTTTAATTCGACCTTCATGGCGCAAGTTTTAGACAACGCTTACGAAGAGACTTTTAAAAAAGAAAGGATAACCAAAAAATCTGATCTTTTAAAGTCTCCTTTATTTATAAAAATATCAGAAGATCATCCTAATATAGACCTAGAAGATCTTAAAGATCAAATGATCGCTAAGAGAGGAGATTTTATAAGCGCTATTTTAGCAATAGAGCTAAAAACATTTTCCTTGACCGTTCCAGAAAAGTATAAAGAGCTATACACCCAAGATTCTTGGGGGGAAAACTACTTCAAGTACGTACGAAAATACGACGAAGCTTGGAGAAAAACTTACAAGTCATTGTATCAATCTATCCACAAAGAACAAGAACTATGGAAAAAGGAATTAACATCTTAACAACTGGGCATAACGTTAAAGTCGACGGAGCCGAGGAGCTAATTGAAGAATGGGAAAATGGAAACATTACCCGGGAAGAGCTAAGAGAACAGCTTATGAACCTAGAAACAATTGTTATTGATCTAACCCAGGTAGTTGAGCCTAGTAAGTTTAAAGATAGCGAAGAATGATGTGTAAAAGTACCCAATGAGCTCTGAAAATCCTCAAAGACATATTAAATCTGGGTTTTTCGACAGGTATTTTTCCCTGGGAGTTTCTCAAGGTAACTTAGCTGGATACAAGTCGGATCCTTATTCCTACTCAGGTGCCCCGCACCTTACCAGCGGAGTAATATTACCTCGTAGAGACGACATCCTCTTGGAAGAGGGTGGTGGTGGACCTAGAGCCATCGAGAAGTACATGAGGCTGTTCAACGACAGCCAAATCCTTGCCGCTTGGGAAAAGCTCATTGGTGAGATTGTACAGAGACCCTGGGAAGTTTATCCTGCTTCTGATTCTTCAGAAGACGAAGAAGTCGCAGAGTTTGTGCGTCAAGTAATTAATCGAATGGGTAGTAATACCCGACAATCGTATGGTAAAGAATCTTTAGTTTCTGCAAACTCTGGATTTGACACGTTCATCCGTGGAATGTGTGAGTCTATAGTGCTCGGAATGTCAGTAGCTGAGATCTGCTGGATGAGGCAAGGAAAGTACATTGTACCTTCAGAAATAAAATCTAGAGACCCACGAAGATTTCTTTTTAGGCTTAATGAGGATGGGACTGTAAGCCCTAGACTTATTACAATGTTTTCTCCAGTAGAAGGCATGGGCGTTCCTCTTAGGTCTATGGTAATGCATAGGCACTGGGCCTATAGCAATTTTATGGATGTCCATGGCTCTGGCCTTGGTCGCCAACTCTATCCGCTTGTAGAGTTTAGAAGAACTCTGCTTAATTTTTGGTTACAGTACGCAGATAAGCATACCACTCCAACTGCCGTGGGTAAGTTCAGCCTTGGCACTCCTGAAGAAGAAGTTAATTCCTTATTTACGGCCTTACAACGTCTTGGGCAGGAAACTGCTGTTGTTATACCGGACGAAATGGAGATTAACTGGCTAGAAAGTAATGGAAGACCCGAACTTTATAATCAGTTAATCTCGTACATTGACCAACAAATTAGTTTTGTGATTAACGGCGAAACTACCGTTGGCCAGGAGACGGGAAGTGTTGGGTCGTTTGCGCGGGATCAGATTGCCGACTCTGTTCGTATGCGTAAAGCAAAGGCTTTTTCTGAAGAGCTTGACGAAACAATTAACTCCACTTTGGTCCGATGGATAGTAGAGCTTAACTATCCCGGTAAAAACCCTCCTAGATTAGTCCGTAACTTTGAAGATCTTAAGCAGCGCGAAGATCCTGTTCGTATGGTTCAGGTTCTTTCACAGCTTGGGGCCATAGGCTATCAAGTAGAAGATATAGACTGGCTTAGAGACAAGCTTAACATTCCTTCTCTAACTAAGCAAGAAATGCCTGATGGTGGGATGATGGGCGGGATGATGCCACCTGTAGAAGAAGAAGGAGATGCTGAAGAAGCTCCGATGGCTGAAGACATGGAGTTTGGAGCTGATCTTATGAAGCTATTTGACTTTGAAGAACCTTCTGAAAAACAGAAGATATCTCAAGAAATATCTGCTAATTTCAAAGGTAACCTTGACGACGTTGGATTCCAACGAATTGTTTCTGATTCTACCGGAAACGAAATGTCCATCTCTAAGCTTAGCATAGATGAGTTTACTTCTCCTGGAGAGATCATTTTTGTTGTAGAAAGATTCTTTGAAGAAATTAGAGGCCTTCGCAAAATACCAATTGAAACATTTGAAGTAAAAGCAAGACTAGAAACAGATTTACAAAGATTTAAAGGCTTAGTCCATCAAGATGGCCTCTCAGAGCAAGACTCTGAAAGCCTTATTGCTCTGTATCACGCAGTTTTTAGACTAAATAGATATATTGTCCACCGCGAGACAGTTACCATCGATACAGAGGCCAAAGGATATTGGAGATGGTTTGATCCTTATTTCCAATAGCGCATGTAGTTTAAAATACTATTAGAAATATTGCATTATACATAACGTACTATGTTAGCATATAAGCCTATCACACAAGCACAGTACTGGATCCAGGCCTCCCCTTTCCAGCACTATTTTACAACTTTTTCTGGTATCAGAGACACCTCAGGAACTACTCAGTATGCTGACGGTGTAAGAGGTCGTATCTTCCAGCTCAAGGGTCCTCGCACCCTTGCAGAAGTTACTGTCTCTGTTCCTTTTGACCCTGAAAAGCACGCCGACATTGTTGACTTTTGGAAAACCTATGACTGCTCTTACATCACTCTTACAGTTACTCCTGTGAGTTGTGGCGAAGATCCTAGTCCTGTAGGAAACAGAACCATCACTATCCCAGACGCTCAGATCACCTCGTTAAATTTTGGCCAGGCCGATAGAGCCTCTACAAACGTATCTACACTAGAGCTCACGTTTGTAATGGATACATTCACATATAACTAATCTATTATAGGAGAGTTGAGGTATGTCAACCTCCAACTTATTTTTTAAGGGCTGTGCTTCTTCGGAGCTAACAGAAGAGCAGAAGGCAGCTGTAGAAGCGGTAAGTGCTGAGGGTGACCTGGTTGATAGGTCCTGCGCGCGCGAGACTAATAGCTGCGGGATTAGCCTAGAAGAGCTTATAGACACTTATGAGTTTTATGAGTTTCAAAAAGGCATTTATAGATCTTGGGGCGATGTGTACTTTCCTTGGGAAATAAAAGAAAGTACTACCAACTTAAATTTTTCTGAAACAATTGATAAGTGGAGCATCTCTAGATATAGAGGAGTTGTAGCGTATTCTATCGGGGACAGAGTTTTATATATAGAAGACGACGGATATATTATATCTTTATACGAAGCAAACGAAGATATCCTTGCCTTATCTCCTCCGCTAGATAGAACAAAGTGGACAAAAATCTGTAGTATAGAAGTCTCAGAACCAGTTCAATTGCCTACAGTTGAGGAGCTAGTTGAGAGATACGACCCTTACTTTTTAAAGCTATACTTAAAAGAGTGGGGAGAGGCGAGTGCTGGCTGGAAAAAAGATCTCTTTGATCCTTCTGATGACAGCTGGAATAATTATAAAGAAAAAAGAGAATACTACTATGTCCCTGGCGAGTTTGTTCTGATAGAATCAGAATGTAGTGACGCTTTTTGTCTCTGGATAAATATTAAAAAAATACCAACAGGTGATTATTATACAAATGCTCACGCTAAGTTTCCTTATTTTGACCCGGTAAAAGATGAAAACGGAGTAGAACATTTATACTGGGATAAGCTATATTGTGTAAACTCTGGTAAAAATAAATGTTTAGGGCCCCAACGCCAACGAGATCTTCCTAATTATCAGCTTGTACAAATAGGATCAGAAGGACACTACGTAGAGCAGCCCATACCATTTTATGATTTGAAAGGAAACAAATTGTGCAATAGCTACGAAACATTAAATGATGCCGCGACGTTAAGACCTAGAACTGTGTTAACAGATGACGAAATTGATAACCTCTAAGTTTAAAGTAGACTATGGCAAACGTACTTGGTGCCGGGGCAAGCGGCGGATTTAACAGAGGAACTCTACCTTCACCTTCTAATAGAGTTAACTCTTCTCCAAGTGGTGGTGGCTGTGGGTCTGGTGTAGGAACGTTGCCCTCTCCTAAGCAACAAGTTGTTGCTTCTCAAAATGTGGCTTCTAATCCTAACGTATTTAGGAGTACTGATCCCAGAGGAGAGACAGTAA